AAAGAGTAGGCTGTTTCTTGAAAGAAAAATTTTCATGAAGAAACTCAACCGCAATGGAACAAAAAAGACAGATTAAAAATCTCAAAGCCGTCTATACGGAAATAATCAAAAAACTGGTCAACCCCACCTTCAGGTTTTCAGAAGGTGGGGCCACCCAGAAAACACTCGCTAAATTCCTTGATCTTCTGGAAAAGGAATATGGCGCTGTGACTGAAGAACGCATGGTGGATATTTGCATCAATATTGCTTACATCTACCGTAACAAACTTCAGCCCGTCAAGACCATGTTCGGTGCTTCTTCATTAAATCGCTTCGTACAGAGTAAGCGAGGGCAACGATACTATGAGAATGAATGGCTCGCAGAAAAAGACCTTACAAGGGCCGGACTTCTCAGTATCATTGCCAATCGTAAAGAGCATCCTTTCGCTGAGTACATCTATATGCCCAGCGAAGAACCACGAAAATTCCGCCTTCACAATACAAGAGCCGGCTATGCTATTTGCCAAGCCTCTACTCTTGGTTGGAGCCCCCTCTCAGACGCTTGTAGCACCTGTAACTTCATCGAACAATGCAAGGATGCCACCAGCCAAAAATATCCGGAATTATTTAGAATAAGAATCGAACATGGCAACTGAAAAATCAATTCAACTGCTTACAGAGGAATTTTTGATGGACCTGTACTTTACCTGTCTCAAAAACGAGTATGTACTGGGAATCGTCTGTGAGCATATCAAGTCAGAACATCTCCCGGACAGAGATTTCCAGACTCTTCATAAAGCTTTTCAGAAGTTATTTCGGGAAAGCAAAAGTTGTCCTCCGTTTAGCCTTTTGCAGCAGTCAGTCGCCCGTAATCGCGGTGCTGTAGAATTGCTGAATGATATATATGAAACTGCCGGCGTCCTTTCCACTGAGCAATGTGTGAAGCAGCTGGAGTCGTATATCCGTCAAGTACGCTTCCAGAAAATGTTTCGTGAGGCCGGCGAAATGTATAACAAGCAACGAATTGACGAAGCTTATGCTCTTGTCGCAGAGTTTTCTGAATGGTTCAACGCCTTTAATCTTAGCAACAAGGATTTTGTCAATGTTATCAGCGACTTCGATGCAAATTTCAGAGCCAATCGGGCCAAGAAAGCAGACGAACACCTTCGCCGTCCGGTAAACAGCTTTTATATCGACGAGCTTGACAAGCGTAATGGTGGCCGTGACCTCCGCAAACAGTTTACGTGTTTTCTTGCCTCTACCGGTGTCGGTAAAAGTCATATTGCCCGCTGGATTGGTAAAAACGCCTGTCAGTTAGACGGACTCAACGTCTTACACATCCAATTGGAAGGTAGTCGGGACGAAGTTGTCGATGCTTACTCGGCTTCATTGGTAGGCTGTTCAGCTTTTCATTTCAGCAACGGCCAGCTTTCTGATAAAGAATTAAAGGACATCTTAGAAGAACTCAAAGAGGTGTCTGGAAGGCTTTACGTGCGTTCATATTCACGGTTCGGCAATCGTGTTACGACCAACGACATATACAAGGACATCCAGGATTTCAAAAAGATAACCGGTGTCAGCCCCGATGTGGTTATTATTGACTCCATTGACCTTGTGACAGTTCCTATGTCATTCAAAGTCAGCTCCAAGGATCCCCGCTTCACTATCATTGAAGTGGCTCGCACCCTTAAAGATATGGCTACATCAGAAGATGTGTGGATGATAGGGACCTACCAATCAACCATAGAGGACAGAGAAAAACTGAATGACGAGAAATTTGTCCTCTCAGAATACAACATATCCGAAGCTAAGGGTCTTAGCCGCCCCCTTACGCACCTTATCACCCTCAACCAAACAGCCAACGAGTCGAAGGAAAATACAATGCGCCTTAACATAGCAAAGAGCCGCTTCTTCAAAAAAGGCGAGCCCTTCCGTATTGCTACCGATTATGACCATGAGCTGTTCTACGATCGCGCCAGAACCTTAAACCTCAATAAAGTATAATCGCCATGTATATCAATCGTGACGAAAAAGAGTGGCTTATCAAGGAACTACTTGCTGAGACACATGGGCGCATCGACGGTGGTCGTAAGAACATCATCGTTCCTGTCTGCCCGGTGTGTGGCAAGCCCGGTGGAAAATTCGGCATATACATTGGCCCTGAAATGAATAAAAAGTCACTGTTTATGTCCCACTGCTTCTCGTGCGGCCATACCACAAAAGATCTCGATCAGTTACTTGACCTTTTGGGGCGCCCGGATTTGAAGTTGGAGGATAAAGCATCGTTTGCCCCTTTGGAAATTCCTGAATTTTACAAGCTGGAGGAAGACGAGATTGACGATGAGCTTTCCATCGTGGAGATGCCTGAAGGATGGAAACGCACTTTCCGCAACGGGTATCTAAAGAAGCGAGGTTTCAATGCTGATGATTTCGCATACTTCCCAGTCGGTACCACCAGGGGCCTTAATTTTCGCTTCGATGACTACGTGATTTTCCCAATCATTGACAACGGGGACACCGTAGGCTATGTTTCTCGTCACACATGGTCGAAAGATGAGATTGACGAATACAACACTCAGGCCCGGCGAAAAGGCAAATACGAAATCCGTCGCTACAACAACAGCACTGACAACGATTTCGTAAAGCTGCTTTACAATTACGATGCTGTGGTCGAGGATGAAACAGATACGGTAATACTGGTTGAGGGCGTATTCGATGTTATTGCCCTCGTCAGAAAACTGGAGCTCTATGATTATCATCGCGTGGCGGTTGTCGCTACATTCGGTAAGAAAATATCACAGACTCAAATTTACAAGTTGCAAACAAAAGGCGTCCAGACTATTGTAATTGGCTACGATAATGACGCAAGGGTCGGTATCATCAAAGCCGCCGAATCCCTTACCGAATATTTCGATGTCTATATCGCTAACCTTCAGGGCGAAGGAAAAGACTTCGACGAAGCTGATTTCTGGAATATATACGACGCCTTCACTATAGGTCTTATGACCCCAAACGAATATAAAATGCAAACGCTATAACTATGGACGAATTACTTGGTTGGCTTATTGCCAATAAAATACAGCACAAACAAGTTGACGAGGATGTCGTGGAAATCATCGGCTTAGGTTTGATGTTCTTTCAGGACATGGAAAAAGTCAATAGCATCTTCAGGACCAACAACAACGATGAACTTATCTTCAACAGCATGGAGGATCCGGAGATTCTGGCTAACGATGGCATCGACTATATTGTCTTCAAGTTCGGTGATAACTGGTATTATTACAAGCACTCTGAACCCTTCCAGATGAACATTCTGAAGTACGTGGGCGAACACACCAAATTGGTCCACGATGTTCCATTTGTTAACCTGGGCGTACATTCGCCTTTTGAACTCCTTAACGGCAGTTTCATGCCGAATATGTGGGTGACAAAAGCAAAATACCTCGGCCAGTCAGCAGTCGGTGTTTGTGACCGTAATACTATGGCCGGTCTCTTTCAGCTTCAAAAAGAATGTCAAGCCGCCGGTATCACTCCGGTATTCGGGTATTCGTTAACAGTAGCCAACCCCTCTAATGTGAACAATCCTAAGTTTGGTGCTAAGGTCTATGTTCAGACCCAAGACGGTCTCCGAAACCTGCTCCGAATCCAAAAAGCAATAATGGTTGATAGCGAAGACCAAACCATTGACATTGATACTTTGCTGGATCTGGGCCGTGGAAATGTATTCATGTTCGATAAGCTCTCTGCTTCAATGATTGACACAGACCTTATCGAGGACTTTAAGGATGCCTTTGATAAAGTGTTCTTTCAAGTTGACTTCTCCGAATACAAAGCTGAGCGCATCGACGTTCAGATCCTCATCTCCCAGAAGCATTACTTCGACCGCTTTTATAAAGTCCTGGAGCCTGTACTGATATGTGATTGCTATTACCTTGACAAGGACGATTCCAAAAACAAAATCATTCTCAATAAGGTAGCGACCGGCGCCGCGCACGAGCAGTCAGAAGACCAATACTTCAAAGATACAGATGAACTCTACGAATCCTTTGAAAGCATTTTTGATGCTGACAAATGGGATGTGGTGCAGTTATTCTGTGAATGTTGTGCGAATACTGTTCTGATAGCTGAAGGGGCCAAAGCAGCCTTCGAGACCTCCAGAAATTTCATGCCTAAATACGACATGACTCCGGAGGAAACCGCTAAGTACGGCACCTCCCACAATATGTTCAATGAATTACTGGAAGGAGGACTTCAGAAACTCGTACCGGCTGAAAAACGTGAGCAGTACCGGAAGCAGATGGAGTACGAAAAATATATCATTGAATCTACTAACAATGTAGATTATCTGCTCGTCCAGTATGACTGTATCAACTGGTGTCGTCGCAATGGAGTGCTCACTGGATGTGGGCGAGGCTCCGCCGCCGGATGTCTGTTGCTCTATCTGCTGGGTATAACGCTTATTGACCCTATCAAATACGACCTCATCTTTGAACGCTTTCTTCTCCCTGAACGCGCCGGTCTATACTCAGGTGATACCACAATCATAGGCGAGGATGTGGATTCTTCTGAATATGTAGAAGTAACACTGGAAAGTGGTCAAACCCTTCAGATCGACAAAGATGCAGAGTTACTGGTAAATCGTGAAAGCGAAGAAAAACCCATCATAATTTACGCTGATGAGCTCCAGCCTAACGACGACATAATCTTCGACAACAAAGACTTATTATTCACCCTCAACGACATAAATCAATGACAATCACAGATGACATGCAGCGAGCCATCGAACTGATCGAAACGACTCGTGACCCAATCTACATCACCGGTAAAGCGGGCACCGGGAAAACAACCCTCCTGAAGTACATCGTATCCACAATAAAAAAACGGTTTGTGGTTACGGCCCCGACGGGAGTAGCGGCCATCAATGCCGGCGGCGTTACTCTTCACTCGCTCCTTCACATTCCCTTTGGAGTATTGAGCGCAGAGACCAATCTGGGCGGACTTCCCAGAGAGAAAGCAACCATCGTCAACAAAATCGACGCCATCATCATTGACGAAGTATCTATGGTGAGCCCGGACATCATCGACTTCATTGATCGAAAGCTTCGTGCTTACCGTGTATGTGACAAACCTTTCGGTGGCCTTCAACTGATCATGTTCGGGGACCTGTACCAGCTTCCACCAGTCGTGAAAGCCGAAGAAGAAAAGATTCTGGGAAAATTCTACAAGGGGCATTACTTCTTCTACGCTAATATATTCAAAGAGATTGGCTTCCACGTAATACAGCTCAACACGGTATTCCGT